TATGTAGGACCATTGGCACCTAATCTAACATCTTTACTTGGTCCTTCATATAACTGAGCAAGTTCTTGTGGACCATATACAGGTGACTGTTGTTCTATACCATACGCATTAACAGGTACTTCACCTACAGGTGAGAACACTTGTGAAGGGTTTGATGTAATATTTCCTATATAGAAGTTACTATTGTCAGATTGTGTACCTGTTAAAGCACCCGCGGCTCTGTCAATAAATGTTCTTGGGAAGTTTGGTTTATACTTGTTGTAATCAATGTTCTTGAACAATCTTGACCTCTGACCCGCCCCCATGTTGTTAAACATGATTTGAGAACCAGTGTCTCCACCACCCATTAATCTATTAAAGAACTTTCCTACACCACTTCTAACAAATGCACTAGACATTTGTTGTATTGTAGTCTGTGGGCCTGGATTGATGTTAGGGTCAAAGTATGAACCAGGAATTGTTGATACAGGAATAATACTTCCTGCCAATCTTAAAGCAAAATTACCTGCGGCAAACAGAGGGTTTGCGTTTGATGTGATTCTGTAATTAGGTTCAATAATTGGTACAACTCCACTTAAAATGTTTACTAAGTCCGTACCACTATTAATGTTTAATATATTAGCCCTATCAATAGTTTCTTGTCTTAATTGTGCGGCAATTCTATCTTCAAACTCTTTTCTCAAAGTTTGTGCTCCAAGACGAGCAATGAATGAATCTTGACTCAATAATCCATTACTACCACCAGGGTCTGGTGATAATAAAATTGAAACAGGACTATAACTTGACGGAACAAAAGTTGTTGGGTAAGGTTGATTATTTGATAGGTTGGTTGTTTGTGGTCTATCTAATGAATTAAAAAATGGAGCACTGTCAAGTTGAAGTTGACTTCCGTTTGAATATACGTTGAGTGGTTTCCATTTCTGAGATTCTGGAACAGCTTGGTCAACAATATTTGCATCCTGATACCCATATTCACCTTCATTGGATTTTGTATTATTTAATCCATTTGGGTCAGGTACTTGTTCGTACCCACCTTCATTACCATATTGATTTAGTGGATATAATTGATTTGCAAAAGATGGTTCGTCAATAAGTTGGTCAGGACTATCTTGTACAGACGTATCTGATTGTACGTACTCAGTGTTAAATGGGGGCGTAGGTCTATTGGGAGCCTTGGCATAAGGTGTCAAGTTCCTAACTATAAGTTTCTTTCTGAAACCTTCCGAATTTATAAAATCTAAAGGACTATTTCCCATTTATATCTTTCCTAATAAATAGGTCGTGAGTTATTTTTTATTATCGAGAGTAATTGTTTGCAACAGGTGCCTTAGTAGGATTTGAAGCTGTGGTGACATTTACAATATAATCTTTGAATCCTTGTTCATTTAATTTATCATAAATAAGTTTTTGAATTTTTTCATCGCTAAATCCTGGAGGTGCTGTAATATCTATTTTGATTGCTCCCGCAATTTCAACTTTTGAGTTCTGTCCTCCCGTTTGTGCAGCACTTCCTGTTGTGGCATAAGCATCTCTAACTTGTGTTTCTCGTCCTTCAATAAGAGATGAAATTGGTTTACCACCAGCGGTCTTTTGTTCTTCAGCCTTTGGAGCAACCTTTCCAAGTACATAATCATACCCTTGTTGCATCGCCCTTTCAATTGCGGTTTTGTCTGTAGTGTTTGCCCTAGCTTCCTCTATCGCCTTTTTCATGGTATCTTTGAACTTTTCGTTGACTTGTCCTGCTTGATTTCCAGCTCGTTCAAAATACTTTGAGAGTGCGTCTGTCGTAGACATGTTATTTTTGAATATATCGTCTTTCAGTTGTCCCACATCACTTAGAGCTCTCTCACTTTCTCTTCTTATATCTTTTGTGGAGCCAGCGTTTGAAACCGCTCCAGTAAGTGCCGAAGCGCCTCTACGAATACCTTCTCTTGTGTCTAATACCTGTCCCGCACTTACCGCCCCACCAACAACTTTAGCTCTAATTGCCGCAACATCGTTCTTAGTTATTTCAGAAAGATTCATTTGTGACCTTGCAAGTTCTTCTAATGTTTTGGGTCCTTCCTTTTGTTCTTTAATTAACTTATCAAACTCATCCTGAGTAAGTTCACTTAACTTTCTTGTTTGTTCGATACCTGAGTCATCTTTTATTTTAACTTCATATTCACCACCTTCACCCATCTTAGCAATGTTTGCCAAGTATTGTTTGTCATCCTCTTTTATATTTAAACCAGCGGCACCTATCGCAGAAATTCTTTTATCAGCTTCAGCCGCAGCTAAACCTAATTTTGACATTTCTTTTGCAGAAACACCTGTCTGTTGTTCCATTTCCCTAAGAGTAAGAACACCTTGAGGATTAATTTTAAATGTTTTTGTTTTTTCGTCGAAGTATGTAAATTGTTTTGCTACGTCAACTAAACTATCTTGTAACGCGCCTGGGTCATTAATTGACGCATTCATTAATGCAAATGGGTCGGCTAAATTTCCTGCCGCAACTCCCAGTCTTTGGAATGCTGCCGCTGTTTCAATTGCCCCTTCAGGACTTAATACTCTATCAGCCAATCTGAATGTCTCGCTCATGTCAAATCTTAACATAGAAGCTTGTGCCGCCATCTTAGTTAAACCAAGAACACCACCCTCAAATTGGTAACGGTTCATTTGTTCCATGTTTTGGGTAACATCTCCCATAACCGCCTTGGCGTTGCCACCAATACTTTGAATGTATTGTACAGATTCTTCTAAAGCCTCGGGTATTGTTTCGATACCTGCCCCAATGTCTGAAAAAGCTTTAGTAAGAGTTTGTGCATCTAGACCTAAAACTTTGTTAGCTGCGAATAATTTTTCAACATCTTCAGTATTGGCAATTACATTCCTTCTTGATTCAGCTGCAACTTTTCCAATAATATCCGCAACATCTTTAATGTCTCCACCTAACCTTGTTACATTGGGTGTTGCATCTGCAAGTGCGGTAGATATTTCACTAATACGTTGTCTACCTTGAGTAAAAGTTTCGTTTACTTGGTTAGAGTATTCTGATAATGCGTCTGATGCGGCGGTGAATGCCTTAAGGTCAAGGGTTAGTTGTCGTTGGACATCTTCACCAAATTTTTCCGCGGTACTTTTTTCGTCTGCCATAATAATTTTAATAACCTATATTATATAAATACAAAAGGACTGATTTTTCAGTCCTTTTTATTATCTTCTAACCATTTGTCTAAAAGATATTTCCTAACAAACAATGGCATAATTAAGAAATCTTGATAAGAAATGTTTAATAATTTGTTTAAATAATAGAATTCGTCTATTTGTCCTTTTCGATAATCAGAAGAAAGGACGAAAAAAGTCGACCCCAAAGCCAACATTCACTGTAAGCTTTTCTCCTGACGGGGCCAATATTGTTCTATTTAAATCTAATCGTGGTTCATTGTCATCCATAAATTGTCTGATATACTTTGAGTCTGCAATTGGCATCTGTTCGATGAACTTTGCAATCTCCGCCTTATCAGTTACCCCATTAATCTCGATTATTTGTTTGTTTAATCTCCAAGTAACTTTTGGAACTGTTCTACCTTGTGGGTAAGAGTCTGCCATTTTTTGAACGTCCATAATTTCACCATAAGTCATTGGTTTAAGTTTAACACTTGTTTGTGACTTTGGTAAAGTTGTTATGAATGTACCGTCTTCTTGTGGTTCTTGACCTTTAATAATTTCCAAAGAGTCTAATCTAACCGTTCCCTTGAATGGTTTTTTAGTGGAGGGGTCAATTAAATTTAAATCAATTTCAGGACCAAAAGCAGTATTTCTTAAAAAGATTAATATTGCTTCAATGTCACCTTCCATTAAATCCTCAATACGAACATCTGGTTCGTATATCTTTGCTCTCAATAATGACTGTGTCATATCTGTACCACCACCCATTAAGATATTCTCGTCACTTGCCGTAAGATAACCTACTTTAATAGATTTCTTTTTGTTTTTGTAGAATACACCTTGTGTTGGTAAAGGAACTACATCATGTGGTAATGAAAAGTTTGCTTGACCGTATTCTTTTGCTTGATTGTCCATATAAAAAATTAACCGTAAAGTTTATGTGCTTTACGGTTAAATATAATTGTAATTAGTTTTTTATAAATAGTATTAGTATACTAACACACATCTATCCATTCTCAAAGTTGCCGCGATTGTTGCTAAACCGTCTTGGTTATAAGCCAAGGTGTTAAAGTTAACATCTGTTAGGAATGTACCATATAGAATCCACTTTTCAACAACAACACCCGTTGGGTCCAACATCTCAAGGTCCACATCTTTTTTGTAACCCGCTGCATATCCCATACGACCTGTTACTGACTCGGCGTGTAAACGCACCCACTCCATAAGAGCTTGTGCCGCAGAAGGTCCAATTGGGTCTCTGAATGTTACGTTAATTGTTTGCCAGTTAAATCTACCTGCAACATATGTTGAGGTGTTCAAAAATGGAATCTCTGTCGCCCCAATTGTAATGTGTGGTCTAGCCGCAGATTCTACGAACCACTCATTAATACCTAAACTTGATGGAAACCTTAGAATGAATCGGTTTTGACGTTTCGGTTCGTAAGGAATCGGCATTTTCATCAGTAAATCAGCCATATTATTTAAATTTTGTTTCTATGTTTATAACGATAAATATATCCGTTTGAAAAATTTTTCTATTTACTTATTTTTTTAAAAACGGTATTCTTATTTTACTTCCTTTTTAGTGCCTCCAGCAGTAGAATAAGTCTTAACTATATTATCTGGTTTATTTTTAAAATGCTTTTGCATTACTTCTATATTTCTAGGGTCATCGTCACTAAAACCTATTGTTGGTTCTGCTGGAATAAATTTATTACCTATATCATTTTTTAAGTAAGCTCTTTTATTTAGAACTGCTGCCATCCCTTTAATATAACTCACAAAATCTTCCATTGCACGGACCTTCGCCTCTTCAGGATTTTGAGCCCCCTTATCGTCCCCAAAAGAAACGGGGTGGTATTTGTTAAGTTCTAAATATGACTTGATTAATTCATCGTCGCTCATTTCGTCTTCACCAACAAACGACCTATATTTTTTTAAATTTTTAATCAACTCTTCTTTGTCAATACCATTAAACCCTTCTATAATATAATTGTAGACAGCTTCTTTTAAAGTGCTTGGGTTATGACCTCTCGCAGTAATGATTGAAAAAATTGACCCGTTATTAATCGCCTCTCTAAAATCATCAAAAGCTGGACCAGTTTTGGCTCTCATTGCATCCACTAAAAAATCTTTATCTCCCTCGGTTCTAAAATTTCTAAAAGGATTTTCTCCAAACCCTACAATCATTTTACCCTTATATTCAAAAGGTTCTTTTCCAATATGATGTCTATGTTCCGCAAAATCATCAGTAGACATTCCAACCTCATCTCCGTCCTCATCTTTTACAATAATTTTTGTAGGCATGTGGACAATATTGTCGTCCCAATCGAACGCATAATATTTTAAATCTGGTGAACCCTCACCCTTAAACCCTTCTGTAAACTCTTTTCTCATTTGGCTAAAGGGGGGAATTAATCCCCCCGTTAATTATTATTAGATATTTTCAAACGAAGCTCCTGTTGGAGTGATGAAGAATTCGATGTCGATGAATTCTAACGCCTTCGTTGGTTTTAAGTATATCTTACCTGTTAATGTGTTTCTATCTAAGTCTTCAGGTGTTGAAGAAACTGTTACACGGAAATCGTATAAACCTCTGTCTCTTCTGATTGAATCTAAGATAGGGTTAACACTATCCAAGAATTGTTGTCTAACGATTTGGTCGTTTTGTTCAAAC